CGGACGCAGGCGTGGACGACGCTGGCCACCGTCTGGGCCGACGTCATCTTCCGCGAAGGTTCCGGCAGCGAGGCCATCCAAAGCCTGCAGCTGATGAGCAAGCAGCCGGTGCACTTCATCATCCGCTACTCTACGACGGTGGCGGGCGTGACACCGAAGGACCGGGTGACGTACAACAGCAAGGCCTACAACATCGAGGCCATCCAAGAGATAGGAAGGAACGAGGGCCTGCGCCTCACTTGCACTATACGGGAATGATCCGGGTAACAGTCGACGGCATGGCCGATATCGAGAAGCGCATCCAACGTGCGGTGCAGTTCGGCACGCTCAACAAGCAGGACGCCTCGCGCTCGTACCGCAAGATTTCGCAGATATTCGTGCGCAAGGCCAAGGCCATGATCAAGCCGTACCCAAAGCTCATCGTGGTATCAGGTAAGAAGCGCTCAGCTACCTACGTGCACCCGGGCCAGCTGCGCGACTCCATGGGCACCTGGTCACCGGACAACAAGTTCCCGACGGTGCTGGCTGGTCCGCGTGCCAACCACCCGATGAAGCGCAAGGTGCGGGCCACGGCAGACGGTTGGTTCGCGCACATCGTGGAGGAAGGTGATTTTCCGGCAGCATTCGGCGGCAAGTCCACCAGCCATCCTAACTACAAAGTGATGGAGCGGGCGATGCAGGCGACCGAGGCGCAGATGCGCGCAAAGCTGCAGCAGGAGCTGTCTCAACTCTTTAGCAAATACATGCGATGATTGCTGGCAAAGCCCTCTACTACCTGCTCACCAACGACGCGCCCATCAGCGCTATCGTGAGCACCCGCGTATTCCCGGAAATTGCCGACCAGGAGCAGACCAAACCGTACGTCGTCTACAACATCCGCAGCAACGACCCGAGCGACGTGCAGGCAGCACCGTCTGCGCTGGACACGGCGAGCGTGGAGGTCAACTGCTACGCGCCTACCTACGCAGGAGCCATCGAGCTAAGCGACGCGGTGCGCACCTGCCTCGACCGGCGCAGCGGCACCTACTCCGGCGTCAACGTGCAAAGCATCCAATACATCACCGAGGTCATGGACTTCGAGGAGCCGCAGCGCCTCTACCGGGTGATGAGCGACTACGAGGTGCGGGTGGACCGCGGCAACCAGGTGCTGCCCGCCACGTCTGCCATTCGCCCCGATTTGTACATCCGCGGTGCGGTGTACGACGAGCCGCGCATCCTGGCACTGACCGATGGGGCCGCCTTCACTGTGAACTCGGACGACCATCTCATCTTCGCCAACTACGCCAGCGCATCAGGAACCGGTGCGGCCACCCTGCGCCTGCCCGTGGTCAGCGGCAACGAGGGCCGCGAGGTGCGTGTAAAGACCGGCGCCAACCTGTCCAACCAGCGCACGCTGACCCTTAGCCCTGCCGCTGCCGACACCAGCGTCACCATCGACGGCAGTGCTTCGGCCACGATGGACCGCGACTACGACGGCATCACCGTGCACTGCATCGGCGGACAGTGGTATATCACCCAGCGCAAATCCAAGTAACCCAATCTCCGTACATTCGGGCCATGATTGTAACTCTCAAGCGCGAGCTCAACCTCTACGGCTACAACTGGCCGAAGGGCAAGACCGTCGAGGTCTCCATGAAGTTCTATCGCATCCTGGTAAAGGGCGACTACTGCGACCCGCACCCGGAGGACGAGGCGTTCAAAAAAGCAGCCAAGGCGAAGAAAGCATCCGCGCCGCAGCCTGAGTTGACCGATCAACCCGCACCCGAACCACAACCCGAAAACACCCCTGACTGATGGCACAGACCACTGGCTACCTGAATGCTTCGAGCATTCGATTCTTCACCGGCACCACCGACGGCACGCACACCGTGGTCGGCGCAGTGACCGAGTGCAGCATCTCCTTGAGCACCGACGTGCGCGACATCACCACCAAGACCTCCGCAGGCTGGCGCGAAATCCTGCCCGCGCTTAAGTCGGCGAGCATCAACGTCAGCGGCATCTTCGCTGAGGATGCTACCAACAGCTTTAACGCTTTGGTGGATTACCAAATCGCTGGCACCAAGGTCTTCGCGGTATTCTCGAACGTCGGCACGGGCTCTACCCCGAACACAGGCGACGAGGAGTTCGACGTCGCAGGTTACATCACAAGCATCGAGCAAACGGCTGGATTTGAGGACAACGTGACCTGGTCACTGACCATGGACCTCACCGGCGCTGTCGTACGTGAAGTCATCGCCTAATGCTGATTGAATTAAGCGGCCGCACCTTCACCCTGCGCGCATCCCTCGGGGCGTGGCGCAAGTTCGAACAGAACAGCGGGCAGAAGGTGGCGAACATCGACCAGACAGACGTCACCCGCATCCCGGAGTTGGCCTACTACTTCGCCGAGGCAGGAGCCAAGGCGAACGGCCACACGTGGGATTTGACGGTGGACGACTTCTTGGAGCTTTGCACGATTGCCGACCTTGAGACCCTCACGCAGGCCGTCGCGGTCCTGCTCGGAGGCGACCAAAAAAAAAGCGCGGGAAAGGCAAAGCCCTGAACTGGGACGACATTGAAGCGACGGGGTTGGGCCAGCTTGGTCTGACCCCGTCGGTGCTTTATAGCCTCACGTTCGCAGAGTTCAACAACGCGGCCACGGGTTTCTTTGAGCTGGAGAAAGAGCGCGACCAGCGCGAGTGGGAGCGCACTAGGTGGCTCGCCTGCCTACTGCTGAATCCACATACCAAGAAGCGCCTCAAGCCGGAGGACATTGCCGAGTTTCCCTGGGAGAAAGGCCGCAAACCTGCTGCCGATGGGATGGCTATCTTGCGCCAAATAGCAAAGAGCACCAATGGCTAAACTCGGCGACCTCATAGTCCGCGTAGGAGCGGACACCCGCGAGTTCAACAAAGAGCTCGGCAAGATTCAGCGGCAGATCCGGCAGACATCGGACAATATTATGGACATGGGCAAATCCATGACCATGGGCGTGACGCTGCCAATCGTGGGGTTGGGCGCTGCGGCCGTCAAAGCCGCGGCCGACCTCGAGACCATGGAGACGCAGTTCATCTCGCTCACGGGCGGAGCTGAGCAGGCGGGCGCCATGGTGGACCAGCTGAACCAGTTCGCTGCGGCTACACCGTTCCAAATCGAGGAGATTGCCGGAGCCGCTCGCCAGCTGCTTGCGGCCGGTACGGACATCAGCCAGGTGAACGAGCAGCTCGGATTCCTTGGCGACATCGCAGCCACCTCCGGCGAAAGCATCGAGGACATCACAGCCATCTTCGCCAAGGTGCAAGCCAAGGGCAAGGTGGAGCTGGAGAACCTTAACCAGCTGGCCGAGCGCGGCATCCCCATCTTCACGGCGCTGAGCGAGGCCACCGGCCTCCTGCCGTCGCAGCTGGGAGCCGGAGCCGTAACCGTCGAGCAGTTCAACGCCACCCTGCGCGGCTTTGCCGAGGAGGGCGGATTCGCACACGGCGCCATGGAGCGCCTGAGCCAGACGGCTGCGGGCAAGTTCAGCACTGCACTCGACAACCTGAAGCAGGCGGGCGCCTCGCTGGGCGAGGTGCTGCTGCCGTACGTTACCAAGGCCATCGACAAGGTCACCGAGTTGGCGGCTGGATTTATGAAGCTCGACGACAGCACCAAGACCACGATTGTGGTGGTGGCTGCGATTGCGGCGGCCATCGGCCCGGCTGTCATTGCGTTCGGCGCTTTGCATAAGGGCTTTGTGGCGGTGAACCTGGTGCTGCCGATGCTGCAGGCAGGCATCATGCGGGTGCACGCGGCTATCATGGCCAACCCATACGTAGCAGCGGCTGCCGCCATCGGCATCCTCGCGGCTGCGATGCTGACCTACAAGGACGCCAGCGACAAAGCGCGCAAGGCCAAGGAGGACTTCGACGAAAGCATCAAGGATAAGACCGGCCGCGCGGCGATGGAGGCGATTGCGGTGCAGCTGAAAGAAGCTAACAACCAGTTAGCAGACGCGCGCCGCAAGTACGACGGCTTAAAGCGCTCGCAGGAAGCGCAGGGTGCAAACATTAGTGACCGTACCGTCAGCCAAATTGCCGATACCGCGGAGCTCATCAGAGTTCTCGAGGACCAGGTGGTCGCCTACCAGCGCCAGTACCAAGAGGCGAGCAAGCAGGAGCAGCAGCGCATCCGCGACACCAAGACCATGAACGACCAGACGGTGGCCCGCGCAGCCAACGTCGAGGTGAGCGACAAGGAGCTGAAGAACCTGAAGGAGCTTGAACTTGCTCGGCTGAAGGAGGCCCACGCGATGGAGTTGGTAACGCAAGAAATGCGAGACCTACAGACGCAGGCGCTCTTGGAGCCAGGTGCAGGCGCAAACATGCCTATCCTTGATGCTGAGCTTGACCTCTTCGAGATTCCGGGCCTCGAGGAGGAGGTATGGGAGGCGCCTACGCAAAGCGCAGAGGAATACTTTGCGAACCTTGCGCGGATCCGTGAAGAGATGACTCTGCTCGCTGAAAAGTCGGCCAGTTGGGGCATGCAATTCGGCGAGGTCATGGGGCAGATTGTGCTGGGCACAGAAGGCGCAAGCGAGGCCTTTAAGTCCTTTGCTTCATCGGCCGTCGACGCGGCATTCAATGCAGCCACAGCCCTCGCAATTCAGGCGGCTGGGCAGACGGCCGTCGGATCAGGACCCGCCGCGGCCATCATCCTGCCGGCACTTATTACTGCAGGCATGGGCCTCATGAAGTCGGTCTTTTCCAACATCATGCAATTTGCAGACGGTGGCATCATCAGCGGGCCTACGTTAGGCCTTATGGGTGAGTACTCCGGAGCACGCACCAACCCCGAAGTCGTCGCACCTTTGGACAAGCTACGCAGCATGATAGGCGGGGCAGGCGGCAACGTCATCGTGACCGGCCGGCTCGATGGCCGCGACATCCTGCTCAGCTCTGAGCGTTCCACCATTGACAGATACCGCACAAGGGGTTACTAATGCCATCACCAGCCGTCCGCCTCCGGGCAGAGTTCAGCGACATCCTCGGAGAGGAGTGGCAACTCAACATCCATGATGCCGACTATGCAGGCAGCATCGTAACGTTCAACGTAGGCGGCGACGCCTACCAGCTGCGCTACGAGGGCAACAACGAGGACCGGCACCAGCCTATCATCGGCTCCTCTTTGGAGTTCAGCATCATTGAAAACAGCGCTAACATCACCACCTTCATCGACTACTTGCCCAACAGCCAGGACGGTGAACTGACGGTGACGCTGCGCTATGATCCCGATGGAGTCAACACACTGTACTGGGCGGGTGTCATCCTGCCGGAGCAGGTGGTGCGCAAGGACGAGGCCTATCCTCAAGAGGTACGCATCATTGCCTCGGACGACTTAGGTAACCTGGCCGGTATTGACTTTGACAACGACGGCACGCCATACGTATACAGCGACGGGCGCAGCCTTCGCGACATCATCGTGAAGCATTGCCTCGGCAAGATTCGCACGAAGGATCACTGGGGCGCATCTGATATTTACGCTTCAATGGACTCGGCTTTCACCCCGAGCAACCTGTACGGCACTGGCGATTTCTTCAGCAACATCATCGTCAACTCGGAGACCTGGCTGAACGTACAACCCAACGGAGAGCAGAAGCTGTTTTCCACTATGGAGGTGCTGCGTACTGTATGCATCACCTTCAACGCGCGGCTGTTCTTAGCCAACGGCCGCTTTTGGATGATTCCGATTGTCAGCCACCACGACTCGCAGACGCTGACATACCTAAACTACTACAACGACGGGAGCTATACGAGCAGCAGCACTGTCGACGTAGGTCTCACCTTGCAAACAGACCTCATCAAAGAGGCAGGCTGGGAGTACACACACCAGCTACCTCTGAAGCGGGTCGAGCGCAGCTTTGCATTCAACGCGAACAACCCCATCGGCGTCGAGGAAGAACACCTCGAGGCAAGTTTTAATACAGACATATTCAACTTCGCCGATTACACATTTCCTGCTGGGACGCAGTTTCAAATCTCAGGATACTACATACACAGCATGACCGCGCAAGGCGGCAACAACACACTGGCCAGGCTGCACGCCAACTTCTTCATCAAGTCGGGCACAAAGTATCACAAGCACGAGCACACATACAGTGGAGCGGCCTACTACTACAACTTCCCAAACTCGCACAGCCCGACCGTATACGGGGAGTCCACATGGACTACAAGCAGCGCAGACCGCACGCAGGTGCCTCTGCTCAATTTGAACGCAGCAACGGGTGACACATTCCCAGTTATCTCGAATACTTACAAGGGCTTTGGCTACACTACGGACCCGCTACCGACTGAGGAAACAGGCATCCAAATACAGGTAGATTTCGTTGTTCGCAACCCGAACGGAACCACCAACAGCACGTGGAAGTCGGCGACAAATTTGAACTTTTACTGGATAGAGCTGCGAGTACTCAACGCCGACGGGGACTCTATCAATTACGTGGCCACAAACGCTCTCAACTCTCGGTCTACGTTAGATCAGGGCCAAGTATACATTGGCGATTACATGGGCACTGGCCCGCCGTACGGCAAGCTCTTTGTGAAAACAGGGGCAAGCACATTTAGCACGAGTGAAACCTGGACAAGCACGACATTTACAACTGGCCAAGACATCCATCGCCTCGGAGTGCAGGAGGTACTGCGTGGACAGAAGCTACCCCTGCTCATTGAGCGCGGCACGCTCTACGCAAACAACGTAGGCACCCTCCTGCACATGTACAACGTAGTGCTCAGCGACAGCCGTCGCATGGGCATCTACCAGTACACCTACAACGGGCGCATGCGCAACTACGACATCGAGCTCTTCCACATCACAGGCAACGGCTCTGACATTAGTGTTGTAGGCAAGCCACCGAGGGAGGTGCTGCCTCCAATTGCGCCCAGCGGCACCAACTCTACATTTAATGACGGGGTGCTGGACGAGGTGGGTACTAACAAGGTAGCCATAGAGACAGCTTCAGCAGAGGCGGAACTGTTCACTGTATTTTTACCCATCAAGAACACACGGTGATGGCAAATAACTATAAGGTCAAGACGTACAGCAACTCTACGACCGGGACCTCCCAGGCGCTGTTCACGGCCTCGGCTGCCACGACGCTGGTGAAGTCGGTCATCGTGAACTGCGACAAGACCACACCCAACGTCAACGCCATCCTGAGAATCAAGAAGAGCGGAGGCACCGAGGAGATGATCAAGCGGCAGAACATCACCGTCCAGACGGCCAGCTACGAGATGCTGTACGACGTGCTGCCGCTTGAGGTAGGCGATGCGCTCTACGCACAGAGCGATGACACGGACATCACTTGGATCATGTCGTGGGTGGAGAACACCACGAGCGTCATCGGCCAAAGCATCGACGTGCTCAGCGACGTCGACACCACCGGCAAAGCCAACGGCGACGTGCTGACCTACAACAGCACGACCGGCAACTGGGAGGCGGAGGCCTCGGCCGGAGGCAGCTCCTTCGGCGCCATCGCGGTGGCAGGACAGTCCAACGTGGTGGCCGACGCAAGCAACGACACGCTGACGCTCGTCGCAGCTGGCGGCATGAGCATCACCACGAATGCCACCACCGACACCATAACCTTCGACAGCAAACAGCTCGACACCGACGACGTCACTTTGCAGGGCGCTCGCCTCATTGAGATGAACGGCGAGACGTTGACCCTGTTCGATGCCAGCGGCGACATCGCCATCTTCACCAGCGACAGCGTGCAGCTGAACGAGCTGTCTGTAGGTGCGCTCGATGCAGCACTGGCTGGCTACATCCAATTCATGGAGGCGGCCAACAACGGCACTAACTACGTGCGCATCGGAGCCCCGACGAACCTGGCAGCAAACACCACCTACACCCTGCCATCGGCCGACGGCAGCAGCGGCCAGCTGCTTTCGACCAACGGAACGGGCGGGCTTTCGTTCGTTACGCGCAAGGCCACGCAGGTGACCGGCAAGACCGTGACCACCGGCTCGTGGTCGCTCGTCAGCGGCTTTTACCGCGCCACCATCAGCGATGCAGCCATCAGCTCCACCAGCATCGTCGACGTCATTCCCGACAACGCAGACGCAGCTACCGCAGCCACGGCAGGCGTGTTGCCACGGACGGACAGCAACTCCGGCAGCGTTTACATCTACGCTACCACGACACCGGCAGCATCAATCACTGTAACCCTCAATATTTTTGACCTCTGATGGCTGTAGGCAAATTTGTGAATAAAGGCGCAGCAGGTGGTGGCGGCACGCTGACACTGACCCTGCGCGAATACACCGCAGGCGCGACATGGTCGAAGCCGACCGGGTTGGCTATGGTGGAGGTTATATGTGTGGGTGCAGGTGGTGGTGGTGGCGCAGGATCACGGACAGCTTCGGGCGTGGTGGCACGCGGCGGAGCAGGCGGCGGCAGCGGCTCGGCGGTGTATCATCAGATACTGGCCGCATCTTTAGGTTCAACCGAAACCGTGACCATAGGCGCAGGCGGCACAGGCGGTGCGGCTATCACGGCGGACAACACGACGGGAGGTGCTGGCGCAGCTGGTGGTGACACGTCATTTGGCACACACGTAATTGCCAAAGGTTCATTAGCCACAGGCACCAACGGATCGGGCGGCAGCGACGTCGGATTGAGCTCCAACAGCAACCCTGACTACCCGTTCGCATTCGTCGCTGGCAAAGGCGGCTTGAGTTCTTCCGCATCCGGTGCTGCTGGTTCAAACGGTCAGACGCAGTCCTTGGACTCCGGCAACAACTTTGCCATGATTATGGGTGCGGGCAGTGGTGGTGGTTTAAATACATCAAACACCAACACGGCAGGCGGAACAGGTGGACGCATTTACGACTTATCTGGCACTTTAAACACGGCAGCATCGGCTGGCACTTCCGGTGGAGGAACAGGCGGCAACGGTGTAAACAATTACGGCGACCGGCTTTGCCAAAGTGCGGCAATGCAAACTGTTACGGTGACCAAAGCCGTAGGCTCAAGCGGCGCAGGCGGAGGAAGTAACAACGCAGGCGTGGGGGGCAGCGGCGGCAACGGTGGGCTGTACGGCGCTGGTGGCGGCGGCGGTGGTGGCTCACGCAACGGCAACAACAGCGGCGCAGGTGGGGACGGAAGCGGTGGACTTTGTTTGGTACTTGAATACACAATCACATGATATTCTGCATCATCCGCGACAACTACGTCGTGAATCGCATTGTGGCAGACGCCATGCCAACGGACTACCCATGGCCACACGATGCCATCATCGAAGATGTGGACCAGTGCGTCTACATCGGGGATTGGTACGAAGCATCGGAAGGTATTTTTTACCGGCCTATCGGCGTGCCGGTTGACTGGCCAGCAGAACTTCAACCACCTGTAACCGATGGCTAAGCCTAAGGCACAGGCACAGGCGCAGCCGGTGCGCATCGAGCGCAAGGTCTCACGCCCAGGCGTTCACGCCAAGACCAAGACCGGCACCCACAAGCGCTCCAAATTGTACAAGAAACCGTACAAAGGGCAGGGCAGATAGGCCAACTGGCTGTGTGCTAAATTGCGCGCCATGGACCCGATGCCTCTCTCCCTCGTCATCACCCTCCTCGGCACCCTCGGCGGGGTGGTAGGCGTTTGGGTGAAGCTCTCCAACGACGTCGCCCGACTCAAGTCCCGCGTGATTCAGCTGGAGCTCGACAACGACGGCCACAAGAAAGTGCAGGCCGACCTGCTCGACTCCATCCACAAGATAGAAATCACCCTTGCGCAGCTCGTGGCGCGCCTTGACCGGTGACCTGGATGAGCCACACCCTCAAATACTTCAAGCTGTCGGAGTTCGACAGCCCCGACGCACCCGGCAGTGGCGCGAACATGGACAAGGAGTTTCTGTTCATGCTCGACAAAGCCCGCGGCATGGCGGGCGTGCCGTTCAAAATCAACAGCGGCTATCGCACCAAGGCGCACCACGAGAAGCTGGGCAAGCAGGGCTACCCGATTGCCAAGAATTCGGCGCACCTGGCAGGCTACGCCGCCGACATCCACTGCACCGACAGCGCCAAGCGCTTCCGGATCATCGAGGCCCTCATCGAGGCAGGCTTCAACCGCATCGGCATCGCCAAGACCTTCATCCACGTCGACAACGACCCCGGCAAACCCGAGGACACCGTATGGGTATACTGACACAACACGGGCCGCGACAGTTCCGCGAGGAACGTATGCTCAAGCCAAACGAGGTGACGACCGTCGGTCTTCTGCTGTCTGACGTCCACTATGACAGCGTCAAGTGCGACCGCGACATGCTGAAGGACCACCTCGACAAGGCGCTCGCTCTCAAGGCGAGCGTTTATATTTTCGGGGATTGGTTCGACCTCATGCAGGGCATGTACGACCCGCGGCGGAGCTACAGCAGCCTGCGCCCGGAGTACAAGTCCATCACCTACCTCGACGACGTCATCGACGACGCGGCGGAGTTCTTGGAGCCGTACAAGGAAGTGCTTGCGCTGATAGGGCGGGGCAACCACGAGACCAACATCGAGAAGCGGCTCAGCACGTCGCCCATCGACCGGCTCGTCGGAGCCCTCGGCGGCGGAGTGATGGCCGGGCCATACAGCGGCTGGGTGCAGCTCGTCTACACCCGCAACTTCGACGCGCATGGCGGCCGGCACCAGCGCATGCTGCACTTCCACCACGGGTACGGAGGCAACGCACCCAGGAGCAAGGGCGTGCTGAACGTCGACCTGGATCAGAAGGAGTGGCCCGATGCCGACCTCATTGTCAGCGGCCACACGCATCAGAAGTGGCACGTGCCCATCACCGTCGAGCGCATAACGCCCAAGCTCAACACTTTTGAGGACACGGTGCACCACCTGAAGCTGGGCTCGTACAAGAAGCTCGACCGCTTTGCCGGGTGGGAGGTGGAGAAAGGATTCCAACAGCCTCGCCTGGGCGGGTGGTGGATGGACGCGGAGCTGCGCCGCGTGAAGTTCGAAGGCATCGACAAGGCGCGGGCCTATCTTTCGTTCCGAGAAGCTACATAACCCCTAAAACAACACAGATGTGGGATTTCTTGACTATGCACTGGGCAGAAATCGCCCTCGCGGTGGTAAGCGTAACGGGTACCATCACGGCGCTCACAAGTTCCACGAAGGACGACACGGTGGTGGACATCCTGAAGCGGATTCTGAACGCGGTCATCCTGGGCAAGAACAAGTAAGCCAGGAATCAGTGAACGCGGCAACCGTCGCCCAGGTGATAGGCAAGGCGCTCGGCGCCCTTGACCTCACCGAGGTCTTTAAGACCAAAGGCGACCTGCGGCGCTGGTCTGCCAAGCGCACCGTAGGGGGCGTCATCGCCTTGACCGCGTGCAACGACATCCTGATTCACGGCGTCACGTGGCCGGCCGTCGTGCTTTGCGCAGTTGCGGTGACACCTTTGTGCCTATCTTTCGCCAGCGAGTAACACCGCATTGCGATTCATTTGGTTAGTTTGATGGAGGGCCCTCGCAACGGCGGGGGCTCTTTTTTTTTAGGCTACATCTTGACTTTATAGAAAAGTTTAGTACGTTTGCCATGTCATCAACAACCAAAAGACATGGCAAAAGAACACAGCATCGACCTTGGACAAGGTCAGTACCTCGTCATCGAGTGGGATGGCGGGTGGGACGGGAGAAACGAGCCCGGCAACTCGTTGTGGCAGGCGGACATTCTCAAGGTGACTATGGAGACGCCAGACGGCTGCGCCGAGGTCACGTACCTCGCCGAGCTGTTCCCGCAGATGGACACCTTCATCCACACGTGTTTGCAGAACGACATCGACCATGCCTAACATCCGCAGCACCTCTTACCCGGAGCGCGCGCCGCGCGACTTCAACGATTGGCAGGACGACCTGCAGTGGGAGCGCGACCTCGACCGGCTCCTGGAAGAGTTTAAACGTTCCATCGGGCAGCGCATCCGCACCGCCTACTACGCCTCGAAGGATGAGAGCAACACTAACGTATAACCTGCCGGAGGACGAGGACAGCTTCGATGCTGCGGTCCGATCTACGCGACTGGTGATTGCGGTGCGCGAGTACCTGTACGCCACCCGCCAAAAGCTTAAGCACAGCGACATGGACGAGGCCGAGTGCCGCGTGGTAGAGCGGTGCCGTACGGAGCTGCTGCTGTGCCTGGAAGCGAACGGCGTGGAAGACATTATCCACCGATGAACAGAATCAAAGAACCAAAGAACCATGATTAACACAACCGACAACACCGCCAAGGACATCAAGTGGCGGCACTGGAGCGAGCTGCCGACCACCGAGACGTGGTGCCTCATCGCCTACAAGTGGAAGTACTCCAAGGACCAAACCCGAATCAACTACATGGTGGACCGCACCATCGAAGGCAAGGCACAGTGGTGGGGCACCGACCCCGAGCGCGGCGTCTTTGAGATACTTGGGTGGCAACCTTTTCAACCCATCTCCGTAACAGAGGTCAACGCACTCAAATTGATGCTGTCATGACACACGCACAGATGCTGGCGGCCCTCACCCGTGAACTGGTCCGCATGGAGATCCGGATGGAGAAGCAGAACCACGAGATGGTCCTTGGCATGGCCATGGGCCGGCGGGTGATGGAGCGCATGTACGAGAAT